AACTCAAAAAAAAATCAAACCCTCTTTTCTTCAAACCTTAATGTATGTTCTCCTAGCATACTAAAGTAAGAAGTTTCAACTTTGTTTCCTTTAGAGAGGTTATCAAAAGCCGTAAGCACTTGCAAATTCCAAGGCACATGCAAACCACAAAAATGGGGATGAATCAAAGGAAAGATATGATCTACATGGTCATCTTCGGCGCTGGCGTATATTTTTTTTATTTTTTCTTTATTAAAATCAGAAAGGTTTATATTTGTTGTCCTTTTTCTTTTTCTTTGCGTTTTGTCGACGTAGTATTCTTTATTTTTTTTGTAATGAGCCCGATTTGATTTGGCGGCTCTGAGTCTTTGTTGTTTTAACCATTTATGGGAAACCCATCTTTCTTTTTCCCCCCTGTATTTATAAAACACAAGACTTTCATCAGAGGGGTTCAAATCTCCCATTTTATACCTCATTTTTCTATAACATTAATATAATTCACTCAAACCATTTACCCTTAGGTATATCTTTTTGTTTTTCGGCAAGTTCTTCGTTTGCTTCTATAATCATTTTTCTTTTCTGGTATGTGGTATGTTTGGGGTTCTTATTAGAATAAGAATGTTTGCTTCTACCTCCTAGCTTATAAAAGTCTAGGGAATTTTTGGGTTTAAATTGTCTCATGTTTGTCTAAGCCTTTCGTGTTCTTCCCTATGGCAGTTAGCACATAATAGAATACAGTTATCTAATTCCTTTTTGATTCTACTAAAAGTCCATCCTCTCATAGTGCTATAGTTAACATCTTTTATTGTGGGGTCAATATGATGGAACTCTAATGCTGCGTAGCATTTGTCGTATCCACAGTGTTGGCAACAACCACCGAGGAGTTTAATGGCCTTGATTCTTTTGTTTTTGCCATCCTTAGCTGTTCTTTGGTTGTGGCATTTTTTGCATTTTTGTTTTTGGCGAGGGTAGAAGTTGTTTGGGTCTGATTCACCACAGTCTTCACACAAATGAGGCTTTTCAAATGATTGTATTGTGTTTAGGTTGTGTTTTTTTAACCAATATCTTACAGTAGTCTGGGATTTGCCTAAAGACTCTGCTATTTTGTGGCTAGAGTTCCCCTTTTTTATTTGTTTTTTTAAAATCTCTTTATCCATTAATATATTAGTTGACTGATAAAAATACCAGTCGCTGTTCCACAACAGGCGCCTAGCGAGTAGGTTATTTTTTCGCTTAATTTAGAGAAAGCAATACCCTGTATATTAAAGCACCAAACAAAAGAAATAAGAAATCCCACAAAAATCGCACCCGCAATTTTACCGTTAGCTATTTGCCAAGTATTCAGGCACACGAGCGAAACCTGCATCCAGGCGTATATAAATCTTTTTATATTTTTATTCATTTTTAAAATTGGTACTCCGACCAGGATTCGAACCTGGAATAGCAGATTAGAAATCAGCGGTTATATCCCTTTAACTATCGGAGCGTTTGTTTTTTATGCCAGTTCAAAAAAGTGTCAATATCCGCTAATTGATTATATTCGATTTCATATCTACTTTGATCATAAGTGAAATTATTGGTTTTGGTTCCAGCTTTCTTTAAGTCGGCTATTTTGAAAAACTTTTTTTTGGATATAATGCCGCATATCCAAACAACGCTAAAATCATTCTTGACTCTACTGAAAATGTAGTAATCGGTGTCTCTATTTTTTTGCTCTTCATATAAGGTGGCACTATAATTAGACATTGGTTTGCTATTGCACCCTTGAGCTTTGGAATCTATTGTGTCTGAGTTTTTTAAAACAAAATCAACAGAATGACCTTCCGCATAAACTATATCTGTATAAGCGTTGCTAATTGCTGCTTCAGCTAAATAACCAGTTATTCTTTGTCTTTGTTTATTTAATCTGTGAGTGCCTGCATGTCCGAACATTTCATAGAATTTTTTATTTCTTTGATTTGCTTCATCGAGCATAAATTTTGTAACTTCAACTTCTACCATAAGTGTGTATACTATTGCCCCAAAAATAAAAGTCAAGCTAAAAGTGGTACTCCGACAAGGATTCGAACCGTTCGTCGCAAACCAACCGCCAAATCGGCTTGCTTTCTCTTTGTAAGGCGGTGAAAAAATTATTAAAGAACTATGCAATGTACTATGTGCTATTTTTGATGCTTGTAAGCAAAAAAACAAAAAATAGTGTAATTATTATTATGGTCGATTTAAATGAAAATACAAATGTCAATATACCTTTAAGGAATTTATTGGCATTAATATTTGCAGTAGCTGTTTCTGTTACTGGATACGTGAATCTGACCTCGCGAATTACTCAATTAGAACACAGTAGACAAATTACTAACGTCGAGGTATCAATGAATAGTGAATTCAGAGTCAAATGGCCTCGCGGTGAGTTAGGCGCTTTGCCAGCTGATGCTAATCAGGATCTTAGATTAAACTATATCGAGAAACGCTTAGAAATGGTTGATGGGCTTTCCCGCGAATTAGAAATTGAAGTTCATAAGGCTAAAGTTGAATCTGAAGTTATAGATAATTAAAAATGGTGGGCCCTGAGAATTACGATATCTCGACCTAACGATTATGAGTCGTTTGCTCTTCCTCTGAGCTAAGGGCCCTAAAGTGTGAGGGAGTCGACCGCTACGCAGTCCTTATCCTCATTATCAACCCCCGCCGTCGCAGAGGAATTACAAACTCTATCAATAGTTACCCAATAGATGACGTAGAGAAGTTACCTTGTATGACAAATGATCGATCTAACAGCATGCCGCTCAATCAACGCCTATTGCACAAGCCTCATATCCTAGTACGTTCCACACTACATTTTCTATAAACACCAGACAAACCATACGGTTCTACTCATGTGTTAATGCCCCGTTATTGGAATGGTGGATCATTACCCAATACTTTTTCAAAAGCATTGGAACTATTAAATTTATCAGCAGTGGGTAATAGCCTACATTACTTACACTGCTGGATTCGTTAGCGTGCTTTCTTCACGATACCGATTTGTGCGATCTATTATAGAGCGGTATAGTCTCTACTTTTACTCCTACATTTGTGCATCAATCAAAGGCTACGCTGATGAGTGGCATTAGGGATCAAGTTAAGAAATGCGACCTTGCTGCTGGCGATTCCGTTACATCAGAATCTTTAAGATAGGATTACCTATCACCAGCAAAACGCAATTTAGCCGATTGTTGGTAAGTCGATCTTAGTTGTATCGCGGGCTAGTTGAAGAGTGCCTCCTTCAACATCAACGACCTTGAACCCTTTACCGAGAAGTTCTTTGACATGAGTCTTATTGTATGTAATGGCAAAGATGATATTGGTTAAGATCGGAGCAATACCGAGTAGAACTAGCTGGATGAGCACCGACTTCCAATCACCCCGACAGATTGCAGGGATTGGACAGAAGAAGAGCGTTGTCCATGAGATGCCGATTGGGGCTGTGACTTTGATACCAGTATTTGGGTTTTGCATGTGTAGTTTCATAATCTATTGTATTTCGTTGTTGTTTTATGTTGTTGTTGTTGTTGTTTGTATTAAAAAGTTGTCGTAGGTTTGTTTTAACGATGGCTACGTCCACCGAACTTATTAAAGAACAAAAAATTCTTTCTTGCCCCTCTCAACCGAAGTTGGATTGGACACCATTTTTACAAGACGTTTAACTCTAATTTGATATTTGGCTTAGAGAGCCATAACTGTATTCTACTATTATACCATACTTTATGGCAATTGTAAATAGTTATTTATGTTTTTTACTAGTATTGCTAATAAGCCAATTACAGCTGCACCAAATAGTGCCATGAGTATCATGCTCATTGCTTCTTCTGCCTTATACGGATCTTTCATAATTATCGTTTGATTGTTACCTTGGTGTGTGAGTTCTTCTTTAGCCACATCGTTCTTACGACTAAAGGGTTGTTATTACATGATGGGAGCATCCGCTTGAATGTTTCCCAGTCTGGTTTTGGTGCGCTTAGGGTTTCCCAAGCTTTCATTCTTTCGTTCGTGGTCATCGTCATATTATACCTTTTTCTTTAATCGGTTACCGGTGATTGCTTCGCCGTGTGTAATTCCATTTGCTTTAAAAAACTTATTGCTAGTAGCGTGGTCGTATACTTCTACTCGACCAACGAGACTACACGCTTTCTCGAGAAGAAGTGTGCCGATTCCCTTTCTCCGTTGACGAGGCATCACATAGCACTGAAAACCTTTACTTCGTCGAGCAGCATCTTTCTTGTATGCCATACCCCAACCAGTATATTTGCCGTCGCTATGAGCGAGAATAAGATATCCTTCGTCATTCTTGAGGCATTCTTCTAGTTGTTGCTTGATCACGCTTGAGTCGTTGTATTCGTCAGACTTGAGTCCACGACTAAAGTTGTTCTTCATACAAAACTGAAGTGTAGCTGCCGGAGGCCAAACCTTTGAGAGGTCGTAGGTTTTAATGTATGTTTTCATATTAGTAATTTACTCCAGTCCAGCAGAGTCGTGTTTCAATATCAGAATCATTGAATACACTTCCGCGGGCTTTGTTTCGAGCTGGTGAATTCCAGCTTGCTGCTTTCAAAATATCGCCGTATGCAAACTTCTTATCAGTTTCAACATTAACAATGAATGAGTGAACCGATCCGCCTTTGATGATTTTGATATACTTATTACCGACATCATACGCAATAGAATCTGCAAATTCTTCTCGCATTTCGACGGCGTGTTCTTCGTCTCCTCGCATAAAACGGCCATACTTAACTATCATTGCTTCGCGAACTCGATCAAGAGCTGATTCCATTTCTTTAGTAATTTTCATAATATCAGTTTTATGTTTATGCAACTTTAGTGAGAAGTGAAGGAGACACGGACCAGCGTGCTGATCCTCCAACTACAATCTTAATCGTTTTTACATTTACTTTTTGAATTACACCTTCGACGATTCGTCCTACTTTGTCGTGGAATGTTACAGTTTCACCTACGTGAAATTGAGAAGCTTCTTGAGCGCTGAGGGACTTATTCCGCGCACTGTGTAATTTTGCGATTAGATTTAGATCGTTATCGTTCATTTTGCTGAAAAGATTTTCGAGCATTTGGCGTTCAGCTAGAGTGATTGTGTATTTTGTCATAATTATATAGTTTTGAGTTTAAACTTTAAGAGTATTCGTTGAAAAAGTGGAGTCTTACGTTGAAGGCGCGCTTTATAGCGATTAGTCATATTACGTAAATTAAGCAGGGATTGCAAGGCAGAGGCCGATGTATGCTACGAGGCCGACGATGAGACCGATTGTGGTACTTGCGAGGATTTCTTTTAATGTTTTCATAATATAGTGGGTTGGTATGATACTATTATACCATATATACCAACCTGTGTGAACCATTATTTTCAATCAATGGAGCCTTCAAGCCCTTAAGGTGTGCAAGTGATTGGCAGCCAATCACATTTAAATGCACTTTTATTACACCTTTTACAAGCAATTGGTAGTTAACCACTTACACTACGAAGGGCAAAATCGATGGCTCGTTTGGCCTCAAGCCTCACAGGACGGGATTTGTACCATCCGCCGGTGTCCATATCAATCTCACGGACAAGTCTTTCAACCTCCTCAGGAGTGATTGGATATCCTCGTCTAATGGAGTTTGCAGATATTGACATCATAATCTGATACATTTTTGAGTACCAGCCACCCTCACCAATGGTCATATATTCGTTAATTAAAGTTTTATTGACAAATGGACAATCCCGGTATGAAGTCCACTTATAGGTGGTATTGGTGAGTTTGTTGAGTCTATACGCATCAAGCTGCTTTTGTATAGCTTCAGGAAATTGAGATCCAAAACTGTTATTGATACCTTTATCGACGAAGGTGTGCTTCTCCATAAGCGTCTTTGGATCAAGTAATGGTGCTGTATGTGTGAAGATAAAGTTGTGAGCATTGGGATATTGTGCTGGAACATAATACATCCTACTCAAATCTTTAGTCTGCTTATCCCCAAGCGAATTGAATTCGGTGTTAAGCGCAAACCAGAAGTGGCGGATCTTATCTGCTGGAACTTCTTCAGTAAGTGGAAACACCACCCTAAACTTAGGATGCTCTTTGGTCGAGGATGCCGATGAGTAGCAAATAAAGTAGTGATCTTTAAACACCTTTATTGCTTCTTCGAATGAGGTATCATACTCATCGACATCCAGTGCGGCCCATTTGGACCATTTTGTTACGTTTACGTTCTTACGCGTTTCACCGCTGACATACGCTGCTGGAGATATAAGCGGTGAACCTTTCTTGAATTCACCCTTCTTTGGTTTATAACCAGGCTGCGTTGACAAATCATACAATAACTTTTCGAACTTCTCAAGCGAGTCGAACGACATAGACTTATGAGTCTTATTGTCGAAGATGTTTTCGTAGATTGTAAGAGCGTAAGACATTTCTATTTAGCTAGATCACCGTGGTTTCCAACATGGCTTGGTGCTTCCCATCCTTCGGGCTTAATCAAATCTGGGAGTCCTAGCGGATTTGGTCTGCTTGGCTTTACCCCAACCTCTTTTGACATATTTGCTTTATGAACTTCGTCCCAAGCTTTATATGGATCTACACCAAGTGCGTCAAGTGTCCCAATGGCTACAACACACAAGTCAATTAGACCATCGACAACTTCTTCAGCATCGATTGGCTTACCTGTTTCAGCAGCATTTTCTGTTTCGCCCAATTCTTCTTGGAGGAAATCTAATCTAAAACGCAAGAATGTTCGTAGCATTACGCTATCGAAATTCTTTACGGCATCTCGCACACCAAATTTAGTATGCATTTCGTTTATATCTTTACACCAGTTATCACTCATATTCTATATATTATACCACAGTTTAGTTGTTTTGTACACCCTAAAAGAAGAACTGCTCAAGATCTGCTCGAGGTTCCGCTGACCACCCAATAGCATCAAGTATGATATTCATCGGATCAAGAAATGTTTTCGTAAATTGCAAATCATAGTCGATGTATTTATGGAGCTCTAATTCTTCAGGGAGAAAGTCAGGGAACGCAACCACATTCTGTTGAATAGAATTGGGAATAAGCAAATACAAGAATTTTATCTTATCACCATTCTGAATAAGCGCGAATTGTTTATCCAATCCTCTCGCTTTCAGATGGTGGTTATACAATAGCGAACCTCTAACATGAATAGGTGTACCTTTAGTAAAGATGGTGCCAGGTGTAGCGTATTGTGTAATACTAGTCACACCTCGAGGGAACGCGATTTTATCAGGAGAAAGCGTTTTAAAATATTCTTTAAAGAGCGCGATTGCTTCTTGAGTCTTTTCTTCGCTGGACGTTACGATGACTTTGAACAAGTTTCTCATTGCATCGCGGCATGGCATAGGTGTAGAGGACTTTACGGATTCAAGACCCATGATCTTAATCTTAGGTTCAGCATATTGGACACCTTCATTATTATGCACGTTGAGTATGTAGCGTTTCTTTGCAGTCCAAATACCACGATCAGCAATAGCTTCCCTCTTCATAACCATACGATTTGAGTAAGCGTTAGTTCGTTCAGCGAATTGATCGAAGGCTTTGGCCAACATAGGTTCAATCGCTTTAGAACCAAACTCATCAAGAAAAGCAACAGGGTTATTAGGCTTGAACTTTTCAATTACGTCATTAACACCGATGTAAAGAGAATCAGTATCCATCGCGATAACACGATCTTTAGATTCGCCGACAAAGTCATTAAGAAAGTTGTTGACGTTTGTTTCAGCATATTTGATAACCTCTTGGCCCGTCAGCGTAATGGCTGATGCAACACGAAGGTCGAAGTACCGAAAGTATTTATTGCCCATTGCGCCGTATAGACTATTAAGGAGAATCTTAATCGCGGTCTGGAGTGTTTCTAGGCGGGCGACTTGCGCAGAGGTTTGATTATATTCGGTGCGTCGGCGTTTAGATATCGTTTCAAGTTTTGTTTTTGCTTGAAGCATGTCGCCTTTAACAGTCACGCGTTTGCTATACAATTCTTCAACAATTTCTGGGATGATACCTTTCTTATCTTTACGAAAGACAGCGCCATTAGATGCTGTTGCACCGACTGCATTAGTGACACCAATCAATGTTTCAGGTGACATGTTATATTGGACAATTAAGTTGGGATACAGAGAATTCAAGTCAAAGGACATTACCCAATCGTGCATTCCAACATGCGGGTCTTTTACATAGCCGCCAGGAAACGCTGCGGTTTCTTTTATGACACTCGGCATAATAGTAATCCTTGACCGAGCTAGACGACGGAAGATAATCGAATCCCATATCGCGGTTGTACCAAGAGTGTCTTGATAGTTTACACCTCCGAGGTATGCCATAGTCAATACCAGTGTAACAAGACCAAGTTTGTCTTCCATACGTTCGATGAGCTCGACATCTTTGATATTGTAGTCGACGAACATTTGAAAGTTTGCGTCGTACAAATCACGCAGTGTACCAACTTCAGAGTAGTCAAGTTTCTTTTCACCCAGTACAACACTTGAAATGTGATTCAACGAGTACGATTCCTGATTGCCGTACGTATACGCGAACTTCTTAAAAAGTTCCATATAGTCAAGATGCTGAATACCCACGATATCAAACGCAATTTGCTGGCGGCCTTGGACAAAGATTTCTTTACGTTCGATTTTGCGCCAAGGCGACAAGTTACGAACCTTTTCCTCGCTTAAGAGAAACGTCATGCGAGAGATCATATACGGAATGTCGAAAAAGCGTGTGTTCCAACCTGTAATAATATCAGGTGTATTATCGGGTTCAGCCCAATAATCAATGAATGCGGAAAGCATCGAAGATTCTTCAGTAAACTGACGGTATTCGATTTTAAGGTGTTTAAGTTCTGTGATTGCTTCATCGTAGGGTTTCATACCCCAAACACGATAAGTGTCATCTTTTGAACTCTTGTAAGCAATAGTAAGAATCTGATTAACTGGATTGTCTACCTCAGGAAACCCATCTCCGTACGATGTTTCGATATCTAAAGAAGCTACATCAACTAAGTCACGGTGGTACGCGATTTCGTTAGGAAACTGATTTTGAATAAACGCAGGGACATGACGAGTGTTACCATATAAGCAAAAGTCAGGAACACCGTTATAGGACTTTTCAAATTCCTTTACCTCTTTCATTGAGCCAAACTGCAGCGGCTCGACAGGTGTGCCATCTAGAGCTTTCCAGTCAGTGGCACTTTTGTTTGACTTAAGATAAAGAGTTGGCTTGTACTTAATACGGTGACTTACTTTTTTTCCATCCGCATCATATCCGCGGTAAAGTAAGTTGTTGCCTAGTCTTTCGACGCTTGTGTAGAATCCGGTTAGTAGCATAATATTGGTATATTATACCATATATTAGCTGTTTTGTACACCCTAAAGTGGCTATAGCTTTTGCCAATCTTCGCCTTTAATAGTCTTCACCTTTTTATTTCCGTCGAATCCTTCTTTCTTAAACGAAAATACACAAAGTTCTTCAAGCTTTCCATTCATTGTGCGGTAAGCTCCGTCATAACCTTCTTTTAGTAGACGCAGTGTTTCTTCATCGCGGTATTGCCCAAACGGTAAATCGGTGTCCTTTGAGAAGATATCGTCTTTATCCAAATTGTACGCATTCTTCAATTCAATCTTAAACTTTCTTTTAAAGCCTTTTGGCACAGCGAATTTTACGTCGTCTTCGTTACCAAAGAAGTAGAAGCCTTTACCTGAAAATCCATCATCATTTTCGCTTCCTTGTAAGGTTTCTTTGAATGGTGGCTCAAATTGTTTACGGGTGCCGTGCCATCCTTCGATAAACAGCTTTTTGCCTTTTGCTTCTAATATATTTTTCGACGCTTCTATAAGATTTTTCATATAGCTATTTATAAAAAAAGTCCCCTTTACTTTAGGTGAAAGAGGGAAAGACCATAGAAGTCTCAAGCGCCATCACCACCCGAAGGTGAGATAGGACGATCGCGAGAACATGATTATTCAGTCAAGAACTCTGGATCGCCAGGAGCTGCTTGAAGAATTGTAAACTTCTTTGGCTGAAGTTCCTCAGGTACTTCTTTTTTTAAGAATACCGAGAGAATGCCATTGGTAATACTGACGTGTTCAACTCTAATATGCTCAGCAAGATCAAATTGCTTCTTGAACTTGCGTGTAGCAATACCCTTATGGATATATTCCTTATCGCTGTTGAGCGATACATTATCACCTTCAATTGTAAGGATACTCTTTTCGAGTGTTACATCAAGATCTTTATCGTTAAAACCAGCAACAGCTAGTGCGATTTCAAAACTCGTATCGGTATGCTTCACTACATTGTGAGGCGGGTAAGTCGAGTTGTTTGATTGAGTGCTTTCAAGTCTATCAAAGATAGAATCAAAACCAATTGTCCACGAACGTGGGATTGTGTACTGTGTCATTTATTGTTCCTCCTATTAGGCAGGGTTATGTTGGTGTGAGACCCCGAGGGCATCTCATTTAAAGTAACAGCGTGTTACCTCAAAATTTAAAGGTTTATTTATACGCTTTTAACGTTTCCTATTGAATATTTTGATTGCAAATCCCACGCGTGCTTATCACGGTGCGAAATAATTTTAATTTGTCTCAAGGAAGTTTTAAGCTCAACCTGTAATTCATCCACTATTGTCAATAGGCCCCAATCAGATAAAAGAGTAACAATAGTATTTCTGCGTGCGGTATCATCCTCGCTGAAATTCGATGGTTTACCATCCAGCATAAAAAGTTCCTTAAAGTGTACAATGAAGTAACGGCCTTGTTTGTGAAGGATGTGACAACTTTGGAATAACGTGTTGTGTTCTTTTTTCGAAGAAACTCCTATGCGTGTAAGAGTTTCTTTGATTTTAAGAAAGTCGTCTGGTTCATTAAGCAATACCTCCACCATGTCTGAAGGCTGCCAATCGGTTTTGTTGTGTGCATTCATAATTTAACTCATTTTGTAAATAAGTATTTATAACGCGTGCACTTTATACTTTGCCACCTTTGTTGAGACGAGCGTGTATTTGCTTAAGTTGTAATCTATTGAAAAGAGGATATACCGATTCAGCTTTTTCCTGTGAATAGTCGTATATCTTTTGAATAGCTTTAATGTCTTCTGTCAGCTTTGGTTTTTTATTCCATTTCGAGTATCTTTTCTTAGGAACAACGATATTACGGTAAAAATCATACTGCATGCGCGCGGGAAGCGAAGCGTGCATGTTCATTTCATTAGCAAATAGAACAGTATCTTTATAGTTGGATAGGCCGCGATTAATGATAAACGGCACGTACTGTTTGTCGGCTGCATCAGGATTTGGTTTTTCGATAGAGTCGTCAGCGGTACAATCCAACAACAGGTGTTTGCCTTTACGGCCTTCGTTAATCGAGTTTAGAAACGTAAATGGTGTTAGCTTTTTTACTTCCATTCTGATGATGCCATGATTTCGGTTAAGCACGCAACAGTATTAAGCTCTTTGTCTGCGACGAACGCGTTTTTAAATTGGTAATCAGCAAGGATCAATATGATTGCAGGAATGGAGTGTGGACTTGCAAAATCGTAGAGTGTGTCATAGATTCTACGGAAGATGACCGATGAATCGATATCTGTGTTGTTAGTCACCCAAGCTCGCATATTTTTGAAGTCCTTTTCTTTTAGACAGTTGACTAGCGCAGCAATGTTTTGATCTGATAGACCAATTAGAATGTCTGAAGTAATTTCACCAGAAGATGAATAGCGTTGACATTCGTTAATTACTCGGCGCCAATCAGGAGCATAGCGCATAATCAATTCAGCAAGAATCTTATTACTAAAGTCAACTTCTTCAGTAGTCAAAATAGTCTGCAAACGTTTCATAAACTGTGCAGCCAATTCAGCGAGTTGCTTTTTTGTGGTATTGAACTCAATCACCGCACAACGAGAATGAAGTGGCTCGATGATGCGATTCTTAAAATTGCATGTAAGAATAAATCGACAGTTAGAACTAAACTCTTCAATAAAACCACGAAGTGCTGGTTGTGTTGATTGCGCATTTAAGTAATCAGCCTCATCAAGAATAACCACTTTATATTTACCGCCGTGCAATGACACGGTTGAAGCAAACTGTTTGATCTTCGATCGCAAAACATCAATACCGCTTTCTTCAGAGGAATTGATAAGCATATAATCTAAATCGAGTTCGTTACACAGCGCTCGAGCGACGGTGGTTTTACCCAAGCCTGCAGAACCCGTCAAAAGCATATTATGCATTTCACCGGAATCTACAATTTGTTGAAAAGTCTTTTTAAGACTTTGTGGAAGAATGCAATCTGCAATAGATTGAGGGCGGTATTTTTCACACCAAAGGAATTCGTTATCTGTCATAATGTATATTATACCATAGTTTACGGTATTTGTAAATCAAAAAGGAATAAGCAGTTTATCGTTGGACGACGTGCTCAGGTCGTGGCTTTCAACTACTCAGAGGTTTCCTCAGTCACCTCTGCGCCAGGTGTAGTCGTTTCTTCTTCTTCTTTTGGCGTGTGGTATACCACAAACGCATGGACGCGATCGCGGATTGTACCAACAGAACTTAGTTCTTCCCCCTTAAACGTTCCACGCGATGATGCTACGTCGATAATTTGTAGGATTGCGGCAAAGTCACCAAGGTTAACAATAGGTGCTTCGGGTGTAGTTTTTTCACTCATATTTTTAGGTTTGCTTTTAGGTCTATTTGGCATATTTAAGCACTAGTATATGTAGAACTTTTCTCTAGAGCAATCCAATACTCAGCTGAAATAGTATTCTTACACGCCCAGTGCGAAATCAGCTTAGAACTTACAGAGACTTTGTAGTCTCCCGGAATAAGCTTAAGATTAGCAATCAAGAATTGAAAGTCAAAATCAGCGTCTACTTCATAACCACTACCAACTTCGAGTTGATAGACATTAGAAGCTGAATTGTTTGGATCCTTTACTTCTAATAGAATTTTGTCGCTACCTGACTTCGTCGTGATTGAAACAACGGGGTGACCTAAAGCGCTACCTGCTTTACGAATTTCACTGATCACAGATGAACAGAGATCTACTTCTACTTCTGCAGAAGGCATATTCACAGCACGCTCAGGTGCAGTAAGAATTGACTTATCTGCATAGCGGTAAGTCACCGAAGCTTTATCAGATTTAATCAAAACAGAATCATCACCAAACTCGAGAGTAGGATTTTCGATGAGAGAAAGAGCTGAAAGAAACTCGTTCAAATCATAAATGCCTACACTCTTTTCAAATGTTTCTGTGACTTCGCAAGAAGTCATGATATTCTTGGCTTCTGCGATTGAGGTTAGTGTGTTACCTTCTTGGATAACGAGGTTCGGGTTGATAGCTGAAAAGTTTTTCAGCACTTCTAGTGTTTCTTTACTTATTTTCATAATGTATATTATAACATATTCTTATCGGTTTGTACATGGTTAAATTCAATTAGAAACATAATACAACAAATAGCATGCGCGCCGTGGTGTATTCCAGTTTCGATGTCGTGTGTTTCACCTTTACGCAGTGCCCAAAGGTGGCGTTGAGCTGCGGCAAAATACCTATTGTCGAGATCGTCTAGTTCTTTCCAGTTGTCTCGATCGTATTTCTTAGAACCAAACGTTAGTACCTTCGCCACATCGTCTAGTGCTTTAGGCGGAATTAGACTATAGTCTGGTTTTTCTGTATCGAATTTGATGCCGGTGCTCATATTAAAAAATGTTGCCTATTCCCCAGGCTCCCCCGAGGAATAGGACTTTTGGTTAGTTTATGACATGCGGTCTCCACCGCAAAATTATTAAAATGGTGTGAGTTCTGGTGTAATTTCACCCTCGATCACGATCTCTCCATCTTCAGTAAGTTGGCTCTCGTCAATCTTGGTGTAGAGATCTAGAAACGCTGTTCGTGTTTCTTCATCAAAGCGGCTGATACACATATTAATCGATTTCATACGATCTTCAAAGATTGAGAAGGTTTTGACAATGTGGCACAATCGGCGAGTAGAAATTACTTCTTCTACACCATCAGCATCGAAGGTTTTGCGGATTACATTAGACCATGCGATGAGCTTATCAGTAAACTCTTCATCTTCAACACCAAACTTTGACATATGCGCTAAGACAATCTTCTTCTCAATTGTTGGCTGAGGGAATGGTTGATCAATTACACAGACGAAGCGTTCAAGGAAGGCATCATCGATAATAGATGCTGCAGTGAATCGACCATCGTCTGATCCACGACCTTTAGTATTCGCAGTTGCAATTACGTTGAATCCATTCGCTGGGCGAACCACTTCTCCAGTCTTCTTAAGGAGAATTGGATTGCCTTCGAGCACACCTTGAAGGCACATAATCTTGTTCGTGGCACGGTCAATTTCGTCAATGAGGAGGATACACCCACGCTCCATTGCTTTAACGACTGGTCCTTTTTGGAAAACTGTTTCACCATCGATAAGTCGGAAGCCACCAATCAAATCGTCTTCGTCTGTTTCAGGGGAGATTTGAACTCGAACATACTCGCGTTTAGCTTTTGCACACGCTTGTTCGATCATCATAGTCTTTCCATTACCAGATAAGCCTGAAACGTATGTTGGAAAAAACATATTAGACTTAATGATCTTCGTAATATTCGAGTACTCACCCCACTTAATATATGTTGGATCTACCGAAGGAACATAGACTTCGTCGCTTGAGACTGAAGTTACTCCTCTGAATGCTATATTAGCCATTGCTGTGGCAGGAATTTCTGGAGCTGCTGGAGCACTTACTGTAGGTGCTTCAAGTGAGTACACTCCACGCTTTACACGATGGAGATCATTTAGTAGCTTGTAAGCTACCTTTGTGTCGACGCTGTTTTCTCCAGCGATCGTTAGAATTTCTTGGCGTGAGAAAGTTGCCTTTCCTGCTGCTGCGAGTAGTGATTTGAGTGAGTTTGTCATATTTTTTGTTTAACCGTTGTTGAGTATAGCTATATTATACCATAGTTTGAGCGTTTTGTACACCATTAATATCTTTATTAGGCAATTGTTTCAGCAAATTTTGTCATAATAATCCGATTTTGACGGTTTTTGACGTTATGTTTAGCAAATTCACGAGCTAACTTGGATTGTTCACTGCGATTGTCAGATAGAGATTTGTCGTTATTTGGCTTATAGGCAAACTCCTCATCTTTGATCTTGATATCTGAATTGAGGAGGAAGTACGAATCATAACCAAAGCAGTTAAGTGCATTGAAGAAGCCATCCTTACCGTATTGCTTTATCCACCTTTTGGTGGTATCGCTGTAGTGTAGTTCTTTTGCAGATGAGTATGCCATAGACCGAAGGTGTTGTATAGCTGTTGCTTTACGTGAAGGTAAGTACCATCCAATGGTTGTTGCTCCAGTGATATCGCCTAACATCTTGGTGAATACTGGTGTTGCTCCGTTATGTGGAATACTGTATTGCTTTCCTGCAACAATTGTTGTAAATGATGGTGCGCAATAACGAACATTGGCAGGGAAACACGAGTGTGATTCACCATCAGTGAGGAAAATCGCATTTGTCTTTTGGACACCGTGCTTTTTGTTGAACTTCTTTACCACGTGCTGTGCTGCTATAAGTGCAGCGTCTAATGGTGTACCGCCGAGGTGCTCGAACGGTGATAGACCATATTGAGAGAATGAGCCTGAATTTGAGAAGGAGATCTGATTGACCACTTGATCAAACGCTATTTTGTATTCGGCTTTTGACATATCGCTCGAGAACAAGTTGGCAAGAACTAGATTCTTCATATCAAATTCGTATTCAGACTGTCCGACATCGATGTTGTCAAGAGAGTAGTTAGAAGTGAATGAATAGACTTCGAATGGAATACCAACCTTCTTGCAAAAGTGGACCAAATTGAGGGTATGCTCAAGGACATCTCTGAGTACGTGACTCATTGAGCCAGAGTAGTCAATAAAGAAGATCATTCCGTGGCTTTTAGCATCTGCCAACTTCATCGTTGTTTGGAAGATTTGATCATCGTACTTGTACTTGTGCAAGTTGTTGACATCCAAAGATCCACGACGAGATTCTTGTGCTCTTGAGTATTGATATGAAGCCTTGCGACGCTCGAACTCTCTGACGAGAACTCCAACTTTCTTATTAAGATTCTTCTTAAATTCGATTGAGCGAGTCGCAACCAATTCTAAATACTCTTTATCATACGATTCAGCATCTCCGCACGTGTTTGATCGCTGTGAAAGCACCGACTTATATGGGATGATGTGCTTTTCGATAGTGGTCTTTGTAGGCCATAAGCAAATTGCTGGAGTACGATTGCGGCCGTACATATCAGTTTTTTGTTCTTCGAGCGCATTTTCATCAAAAGACTTCATAGTCTCAGATTGATTAGTGAGATCGATATCCTCACCATTTGAGTCAGACTTCTCAGATGCACCTTGACTTGCTGATGGTGCTGCTGAATCAGATTCTTGATTAGACGGTGCTGTTTCAATTTCTTCAGTAGAGCCATCGTCTTCTAATGCGTCAGTGACAGCTTGAGTGAAAGATTCTTCACCGTCGTCTTCAATATTATCTGCAGTAGTGTCGCCTGAGGACTCGTTCGGTGACTCGTCCACTGGGGTGTCTTCTGAAGTTTCGTCGCTATCACCTTTAGATTGTTCTTCTTCAGTTGATTGCTCGTCATCGTCTTGAGGTTGTTCCTCTTTCTTCTGATCATTCATGAACTTCTTCACTTCGTGATAAAGCTTAACAACATCGTCAAAGGTTTCAGCTTGAAGGCATCGATCGAAAATGTCTTCTTCAATAATGTTAAGAGGAACATCAACAAATGGTCCAACTTTAGCACGAAGATTCAAGCGATCTAAAAACGATAGTGTTGCAATATCTTTATCAGCGGTGCCGAAGAAGTCGGCTTCAACGAGTTGCTTATATGCACCGTTGAAAATACGAGGCATGCCAGCATATTTAATCTTGATTAGACGCTCAATGCGGATGTCTTCGATGATGTTTAGAATATCGAAATTGCCACGACCTTCTTCCTCAATAAACTTTTCAAATTCTTCGTGGTTAGTATAAAGAGCGTGTGAGACTTCGTGGCCTACAAGCATATCATATACTACCTTGCCCTTGTCTTTCCAAACTGGAAGGCCAAGCACACGATTTTTGACATCGAAATATGCGGTTGATAATGACTTACTGTGAGTGACAGTAATATTCTCGGTGGCCAATAATTTGGCTAGAGAGGACTGGTTTTGAAGGTCGAGTATTTTTTCCATAACTATGGATCTATTATACCACAGTTACAGACGAAAGTAAACCGCGAAGTGCTTTCCTTATAACACTATACGACTAAGTTGTTGATACTTAACTACTTATGTTAGCACTTTTTTTGCTTGAGCTATAATTCGGTCAAAGGAGCCGTACTTAATACCAACAACATATGCATCTTTAAACGCTGGAGCAAGGGTTTTCACAAAATATGATTTAAACATTTGGCTATCCAGCTGTCGTGGATCATCCTTTGCACGCGCGCCTGCAAGCGCGATTATATTATTAGCTATATCGTTTCTATGCTGATCCATCTTTTTTAATTTGGCTAAAGTTATTCACCTTTTCGAATTCGATCTTTCGAGGAAACTTGCCTTCAAGTAGATCTTGTTTATGAGAGATTACGAATACATTAGTTTCTTTTCCAAGCGTATACAGAATCTTAAGCAAGTTATCTACTCCATCAGCGTCCATGCTTGAGTCAAATGTTTCGTCAAGAATAAGCAGATTTGTGTTTGCAGAGTTCTTCATTCTAGCAATTTGCCGCCAAGCGAAAAGAAGACTTAAGTCAATACGTTGCTTTTCGCCTTCAGAAAAAGAAGCATACGTGAATTCATCGCGATGACGAGACTTAATAGTTTCGTTGAATGATTCGTCTAAATTAAATAAGACAAAGAAATCAAGGACTTGCAAGTATTGATTGATTAGCTTATTCATTACAGGAAGATACTGACGGATAACCTTTGTCTTAATTCCCGTATCTCTTAGCAATTCGCTAATAGCATCGAGGTATGAACTTACTTTAGATTGTTCTGCTCTTAACGTGCTGAGGTCTTCACGTTTTTCGCGATCGTTATTAAGCTTTTCTTCAGCTTCTTTCGTATCCTGAATTTCAACAACTTCTTCTAACGAATCTATTCTTTCGCGAAGGCCAGCGATTTTTACGCCGTTTTGGCGAATACTAGAATTGACCTCGTTCAAGTGAACTACTTTCTGATACAGATCATCTGCGGCAGACGTGATTTGGGTGATTTCATTCTTTACACTATAATATGTATCACTTAAAGTCTTGGCCTTATGCTTACACGCGGTGTTCTTATCACTTTTCAGTTCGGCAGAAATAACTTGGGCACAGGTTGGACACGTATTGTTGTTATCGTAAAACTTTGCTTCGTCTACGACCTCGTCCATTTTAGCTTTAAGACTACTCTTTTCAAGTTCTAAGCGGCGGTTTTGAGATTGGTTATCTTTGTACGCCTGAGTAGCATCACCGAACTCGCTGTCGTACACTGATTGTAAAGAAGCATTGCTACTTTCTATTTCATTAATCTCGTCTTCAATACGCTTTACTTCTTTTTTGCGTTTTGACTCTTGAGTAGTATCAATCCTCTTCAGTTCAACCAAATGCTCGTTCTGCAACTTAATGGTTTCTTTTAGCAATTCCAATTGATGATCGGTGTCATTCATTTGACTACGAAGAAGGCTTGTCTTCTCCTTAAGTACACCATTCATTTTTGTAAAGATACCAATGTCAAGTAGATCCTCAATCACATTGCGGCGCTGGTGTGATGGAAGCTGCATGAAAGGAATAAAGTTACTTGAGCCAAGTACCACAACCTGATGAAAAGACTTATGATTTAGCTTAAGAATGTTTTGCTCTAAAACCTTCTGATAATCGCGGCTATGTGATTCCTGATTAAGAAGCTTGCCATTACGATAGATCTCAAAGATATTGGGCTTCATACCACGAACGATACGATACTTCAATTTGCCAATTTCAAATTCAACCGTGACTAAACACGCTTTGTTATTAATCGAATTGACCAGCTGTGGTTTATTGATACTGCGGTGTGGTTTGCCAAATAACGCATAGGATAACGCGTCTAACATCGTAGATTTGCCAGCACCGTTTGCACCAACGATAAGCGTTGATGGATCGCGATCAAGATAAACGGTTGATTCGCTATTTCCGGTTGAAAGGAAATTTTGCCAAGTAAGTTTACGGAAAGTGAGCATTATATAGTGTCTATGGCTTGAGCTTCTGTGAAGAGCTCTTGCATCATTTTTTTAAGTATGTTAGAATTTAGAGTTGTTTCTGTGGCATCAATGTAGCTATTGAGAAGGGTAGGCGTATCATCTACTTTTACAGCTTCGTCTTCAACATTACTACCTGCGTATTCATCAAAGTTTTCGATAATTCTTACTTCATGTGGATCAAAGTCATACAATTTTTCCATGAACTTATCGAAGGCGTAAAGATCTTTCTTATTAGAAACAATGACTTTAATGTATGTACCTTCGATTAGTTCCTTTTCAATCGTTGGCTCAGCATCACTATCATAATAGATCTTTTGAAAAAGCACGTTTGTGTTACGCACTGGTGTGAGTTCGCGAGTAGATGTATCTAAAACATGAAAGTATTTTGGGTCTCCTGCGTCTGACCAACTCAATTCGTACTGTGTACCGAGATAAGTGATATTGCCCTGTGTGCTCTTAGTGTGGTAATGACCAGAATAAACTGCCTCGTACCGATCAAAGAGTTCCATACCCATTCCATGAGATTTGATAGGTGCATTGGCCATAAGTTTAAAACCTCCCAACTCCAAATGTCCCATAAGTATAGGAGCATTGGCGGTAGAAATAAAGTCCATGCACTCTTCTCTATTGTCTGCACACATCCAAGGGACTAGAGCAACATCCAATTCATCGTACTTCTTTACAGCAGGATTCATATGAATATGAATACGGTCAGAATACTGTTTCAGTATTGTTTCAATTGAATTGAGCTCATTTGTGTTCTTGTAGTATACGTCGTGGTTTCCTGGGATAATATCCATGTGGATATCATACTCGTACAACTTTGAAATAAAGCTTTCATAGTTATGTTTAAGAACCTTATAGTTGACATACTTGCGGTGCTCGAAATAGTCACCTAAGTGCAAAATGTTCTTAATACCGTTTTTCACAAGATACGGAAAAAAGATTTCACTGTAGAACTTGTCTGAATAATCTAGAAAGATATCAGAACCGTTTTTAACACCACTATGTGTGTCATTCAAGATCGCGATCTGCATGATATATTAAATGAAGTTCTCCAAACCACCAACAATCTTCTTTTTTGCTCGTGTTTTCCGTTTTAGTTCTTTACCGAACTCTTTAATCTTCTCATCACGTGTTCTAAATTGCTGTGACTTATACCGTACTCGATCAACAATGCTATTAGAATCGGCACAATCGCCACCATCCATAAAGGCATCTGCACCGGCGTGGTCGATGTACCTTTCTTTAATATCTTGTTGTTTCTTTTCTTTTGCGATACGACGGAGGAACGCAAAGTACGTAATTTGTGTAAAATACGCAAAAGCGTTGGGCAACCCTGTGCGTGTTGCTTTTTTTACATCGTAGTTCATAATCGCTTTAATGCAATTTTCTACTGCGTCCATAACCATTTCTTCACGGTAAGTGTACCCTACAAAGTTTGGTTTATGCGATAAGCCTTCAGCAATCTTAAGAAAACACCTACCGATATATTCAGTGATGATAGGTTCATCTTGCATTTTTTCACGAGCTTCATTTACGCTGGTAACGTAATCGACAACCGATTGAGAAAACTCTTTATTATTTACGTAGTGTGGTCTCTCTCTTGGTTTTAGTTTTTTCTTGGGAGTGTTCTTTTCCATAATTAGTACCTATTATATCATATTTTTAGCATCTTGTACACAACAAAATATATAGAATAAAGTGTTAAAAATCAGCACTTTAGGGTGTACAACTGCAACAGTATTTGGTATAATAATTAAAACCAAACAAGGGAACCATTAGTTATCTTTAAACTTACTTCTCCATTCCTTATGAATATCAGATAGAGGTTGATCAAAACCCATTCCCCAATCTTCTTCATAACTATCATTACCTTCTAAACAATCTAGATTATCAACTAGAGGATTAGATATTTGATTTAATACATCATCTATCTCTTCTTCACTAAGATTAAACTTAATTTGTTCTGACAAATAATACTTATGGTAATTAGATTTATAATTCAGTGGTGTTTCTGATCTAGCTATGATCTTATCTCCGACCAATTGAATAAGTTCATCATCATCAGATTCCAACCATGGAGTTAAATAGCTCTTACCAGTATTTATATCAGTTCTTAACTCCAGCGCTCCAGCGATGTAGAGAATATTGGTTTGTTCATCACAATCTATTTCTTCAGCCAGTATATAGGAACCATCGACTAATCGATAACTCATGATTCCCCAATCGTTCAAATAGTCTTTAAGATCTTCTGATGGTTTAAACTCACTCATAACGGAACTTCATGTATTTTATAGTTGAACTTTTCTTTTGCATAAATTTTGACACGCTCAATAGCATGATTCAACGTGTAGTTCTTTTTCTTCTTCCACGCAAGATCATCAGCTAAATCGTAAATCGTAGTCCCTTGACCGTCCTTTGTTTTACGCAGTCCACGACCAATTGATTGAAGAACTCTTATTTGTGATTTTGTTGGAGAGGCAAACATTATATTGTGTAGATTAACAATATTTATACCCGTACTAAATGTTCCTACACTCGCAACAATAATTGCGTTCTTTTCCTTTTCTGTAATTGCACGAATTCTTTCACGCTCTTCTGCATTCACCGCGCCAGAAACAAAGAAGACTTTACGCCCTGTTCCTTTTAGTCTTTCGGTAAACATGTCATACAGCGGCTTACCATGTTTTTGAACCAAGTTATATAGCACTAGCGAATTACCTTGTTGATCGCACGTAAGATTCACGATAAACCTATTACGCTTTTCATGACTTACAATAAAGTCGATCTCATCTTGGTATTTGAGTCCTTTGCACTGCTTCTTCAATTCATCAGAGTATTTTAATACTAAACATTGTACTTCAAGCTGTGCTAATGTGTCTGAATCGATTAATTCTTTGGTAGTTGTTACCTTATAGATAGGACCGAAGTTTCCTTCTAGCGTCATCTGATTTGCAACAGCATCATCAATAGTGCCAGTAGTACCTATACGAATACCAGCGTTAATCAATCGATTCATGATCGTAGTCAAACTCTTCGCCTTAAAGGTATGAGCTTCATCACCCACAACCATACCGTATTGTAAGAACCACGATGCTGGTAATTTAATAGCACTTTGCCATGTAGTGATTACTACTGAATGCTCAAAGTTAATTTTTTCTTTACCTGAATAAATGCGGTGTACGTCTTCATTCACATCGAATTCGTCGTCCTTTAGAGAATATTGTTCAAAGTCTTTATACATCTGCTCAACAAGAGACGTAGTAGGTACTACCACCAAAACCTTTTTATCCATCTCATTCTCTAGATAATGCCGCATTAGCATATAAATGATAAGAGACTTGCCTGAGCCTGTAGGTGATATTAAAATACACCTGCTGTTTTGTGTGGCGTGTATAAAGGCGTCTTGTTGGTAATCACGAGGCGAAATGACTTCACCGTTGTTTACGGTAATGACTTGCTCGTCAATAAACTTTTTCAAATCGACTGATTCCTGAAAGTTAACGTTCTTTAAAGAATCGTCATGTTTAAGTTCATACCCTCGTTCGTAA